TATCGGATCTTACTTGATGCACAGTTCACAGTTCACAGCTACGGGACAAGCTGCCAGACCTCGGCCTGGCCCTGCTTGCCGACCCGCTTAGCCTGGCCGAAGTCCAGCATCTCGCCCAGTATCTTGGCGATGGTCGAGCGCTCCTTGCCTACCTTGGCCGACAGGTCCGCCACGGTCAGCGGGCAGCGGCGAAGCTCGCGGATCACCAGCCCCTTGGTCGTGATCTCCCCGTCCTTGGGCGGCTCGATGGGGGCCAGCTTGCCGTCGCGCATGGTGTAACGGCAGGAGTAATCCACCCCGCGCCCGGTGGCGGTCAGGGTGCGCTCGGGCACCCCTTCCCCGTCCTTGGTGATGTTCCAGATCACGTCGGCCCAGTCCTCCTTGCCGCTGGCCCCCCGCGCCCGGGTCTTGTCCAGGTGGCCGGTGTGATCGACCGCGATGAAATGGTCGATCCCCGCGTCGGCCGCGATCTGGCTGAAGTGCTCCACCACCTTGCGGGCCTCGTCATTGTCATTGGAGTTACCCCCGTGCATCGCGATCATCGGCTGGATGGGGTCCATCACCAGCGCCCTGGCCTTCACGTCGCGGAGCATGTCCACGTAGTCCATGCGCCAGGCTTCATCCAGGATGTCGAACCGGGACACCTGGCCCCGGTAATCCTGGAACAGGACCCGGTCGTTCAGCTTGTCGATCCCCATGTCCAGGCAGTACTTGCGGAGCATCGACTGATGTAACTCGACATTGATGTAGACGACGGTGCCCATGACGGGCACCGTCTCGTAGCATCCTAAGAACCTCTCCGGGGAGGTCAGCGCCGCCAGCAGGTTGAGGATGAGGCTGGTCTTCCCCGTCTTGCGGTAGGCGTTGATCAGGAGATTCCCTTCCATGGTGAGAAGATCCTCGATACGGTAGGTGATCGGCGTGCTGTCTAAGTCCTGGAAGCCGATGATCGGCTGTACCCTGGGGATCTCCGGGATCATTCCTCCCCCTCCTCCGGGTTCTCGCTGTGGCGCAGGATGCCGGCCTCAAGGACCAGCTTGGCGTACCCGATCATACCCAGGCAGCAGATGGTATCCAGTGCCTCGGTGGACATCAGGTCGTAGGTGAAGTCCCCCTCGTGGACGGAGCGGACGATGACGAACACGTCCACCGGGACGGCCCCGGTGCTGAGCGTGCCATCGACGGGCAGGCCCAGGCAGGTCATCGGGATAACAGGAGGCTCGCTGAGCGCGCGGAAAAGCTGGTCGTCAGACACGGTAGAAATCCCCCACCTGGTTGACATCGGACAAGAATACTCCCTTGGTCCCGTACATAAGCCAGCGCTCCGGTTCAGGGTCGTACACGAATGCGAGGTCTGGCATGTACGCGATGTTGCGCCCCAATGCGGCGGGAGTGGTCGCCCACACGCGGTGCACCGGGATGTCCAGGGAGTCAAGCCAGTACCTCAATTCTACCGCGAATTGCTGGCCCAGGAATGTCACCACCTCGAAGGTGATGTCTTTCTTGTGGAACAGCCAGAGAATGCGGCGGCACAGGTGCTCGTTGAGCACCCAGTATTCTTTCAGCGCCTTTTCATCCCGGCGCTTGGCGATGAGCTTGCTGGATTTGGCCTCGTTGGTGCAGAAAGCCAGCGCGCCCTCGAACACGAGCAGGCAGCGCGGGCTCACTTTATTCGATAAGTCACCCTTGTCCATTTTGTCCCCCAATCCGGGCCATGGTAGTATTGCATTCGGGCAGGTTCCTCTCCCTCCGCCTGCCCCCTGGTTGGGGGGGACCGGTTGAGCCGGTCTCGCGAACCATCTCCTGGTCCCCCTCCACTTACTCGTTCAGCAGGTTCAGCGCTTCTTCGGGACTGACCTCGATGGTCCGCATGCCCTTGGGCGCTCGTGCCTTGCCCTCAGCCGGCCGGTGGTAGTTCTCGCCATCGGTCCACAGCTTGACCTTGTGGTGGGTTACCGTCACCTCGGTCGGCTCGCCGGCGATGACATCGGTGTAAGTCTCGGTTTTCGGCTCGTTCAGCAGCGGCTCGGCGTGCGCGTAATGCCCTAGCATCTGTCGTCTCACCTCCCCCCGCACGATCTCGTTGATGGCGGCGGCCAGCAGCCCCACGCGGTGGATGTCCTCCACCACCAGGGCGGGCAGCCCGATCTGGGCCAGTTCCTGCCCGATGATCGTGGCCGGGCCGACCACCTCGGCCTGCACGGCCTGGTCCAGGTCCGCGACGGCCCCAGCGCCCCGGGGCTGGCCGTAGGTGCGCTCGATGGACCTGGTGACCTGGATCTCCAGGTCACTGGTCAGGGCCACGTCATCCAGGGCCTGGTTGAGGGCCAGCACGCTGATCCCCGCCTCGATGGCCTGGCGGGCGTAACCGGCGGTGTCCTCGTCGGCCTCATCATGCAGCAGGATGAGGTAAGGGACATAGCCGTCGTCTTTGCTGCCGATGAGAGAACGCACGATCTTGTCCGCCCCCAGCTGGTGGGTCTTGATGGCCCACACGCTCATCAGGTCATAGACGGTGCGCAGCCCGCCCTTGCGGGGGATCTCATCGGGGAAGACGGCCACGACATTATCGTTGTCCGCCGGGAACCAGTCATCCAGCAGCGATTCAGCATTGGGCCGGGCAATGTCAGCGGGGCCAAGGAAGCCCACCATGCGGTAGTCAGACAAGATGGTTTCTCACTTTCACAGTTTCGGTACCCTGTTACCGACACGCGGCGGTGATTGTGCTTGCTTACCCGGGCTGGCCTGACGGCGGCTCCGGATTAAAGCTAAGAACTCGGACACGTGACTCCCCCACGGCTGGTTCGGCTCGGGCTGGAGAATGATACTCAGAAGCATAAGCCCTCCCGGCACGGAAAGCGCCTCGACAGCGGAAGAAGGTGCTTTAACGATCAGCACCCAGGCGATGCCCAGGCAGATGATCTTGCCGATGACCACCGGCAGCCGCACCGGCAGGAGGCGGCGCAGGATGTCCCATGACCCGAGAGTGGCCAGGGTCCAGATAAGCAGGTTTGTCATGGTTTGACCAGTTTACCCCGTCTGGGGCTGACCCTTAACGATCTTCATGAGGTACTTGTACTTGGTTCCCCGCGTGCTGTCAAGACATAAAGCAGCCCTGCCCGCTTACATCAGGCAGGGCTGCTGGAGTGGGGCTTACGGCTGGCAGATGCCGCTGCGGTAGTAGGTCAGGCAGCTAGCCACCACATGACGGACGTGCTCGACGCCCATCGTTCCGCTGCGGTAGTAGGTATATGCCACGGCCACGGCTGCGATAGCCACGGCCACGACGGGGGCAACAGCGAGGATCTTCCTCATGATGTCTCCTCTTCCTTCGCCGGTCGTCGCCGGCGTACCAGCCGGGCGGTGGCGGCAGCCGCCGCGACACCAAGACCGACCCAAAGCCAGTGAAGCTTCTTCATGACGGTACATTACTGCGTCGGCGGCGTCCCGTAAAGTGGGGTCGCGTAGCTTATCCCCAGCGGGGTGTTGGCGGCCAGGGCCTGCGTCACGATCCCCTGGCCGAACTCATACTGGGTGTAGTAGTAGGACCGGGCCTGGCCTGCGGTGCCGCCGGTCTCCCAGATGGCGTCCACCCCGGAGTTGCCGTCGAAGTAGGACAGCAGGATGTCCCCCTGCTCGCACAGGACGGCGGTCACCCAGAAGGATACCGGGTAGCTGGGCGAGGTGACCGGGTCACAGACCACCTCCAGCAGCCCGGTATCGGAGGTGGCGGTGAAGGTGAACGACACCCGCACCCAGTTCTGCGGCAGCGCGGTGTTGGATGCCTGGATGCCGCCGTACGGCCCCTGGCCGTAGCCCTCGGTGCCGAGGCCGCCGTAGGCGTACTGCGGCAGCACCAGCCCGGCGATGTCGGCACTGGCCCCCTCGCAGCTGGCGATGATGTCGGCCACCTGGGTACCGGGCAGCACGTACATCGAGCAGGTGTACACATACCCGGGGATTAAGTACGGCACCGAGATCTTCGCGCCCGAGTCAGTGCCCGAGTTGAGGCTTATCTTCCCGGACTGGAACGCCCCGTATGGAAGGTTGTCGTAGGTGGAGATGTTCCCCGGGTACTTGGTCGTGTCCTTCGCCAGCGTCTCCCCCCCGCCGATCCCGGACCAGTTGACCGTCCCGTTCTGGAAAGCCGGGTTGGTGAGGTAGTTGAGCCGGTCGGGGCTGATGATGACCTGTAGCTGGCGGGGATGCTGGTAGGTGCTGGGGGTGACGGCGGACCCCACGCTAGTGCGGCAGTACTCCAGCTGGATGTCGGTGAGGATCTGCTGGACGCTGTTGGGGACGCTGGCCCACTCGAACCCGACTGCGGCGTAGGCGGCCCGCCGCCACGCGAAGGCCCCGCCGGAAACGGGGTAATCCAGGGGTGGCACCACCATGGCATAAGGCTGACTGTAGCCCAGCTGGCCGGACAGCACCCCGCTGTTGGTCCACCAGCCGTAGGTCATCGCCGGGTCCGGGTCGGTCAATTCCCAGATGCCGAAGTCGGTGAGGGCCGCCTGCGGCGAGCCCACCGTGGCGCTGGCGGCGTACGGGTCAACATAGAACTCCAGCAGGAATGGCTCGGGGATCGGGAAGTTCTCCCCCGGCTGGATGACGGACAAGAACCCGGCCAGCCGGATGCTGACCACCGAGGAGAAGTCGAACTGGTTGGGCTGGTAGGACGAGGACAGTTCGGCGGTGCCGGTCCAGTAGCAGCCCACCTGGTCGCCGTCGCAGTAAGGGTGAGCCGGGCTCTCGGGCTCGTACATCACCCCGTCGATGTTGAACGACACCGCCTGGCTGGAGACGGTGGTGACCAGGATGTACAGCTGCTCGAACGAGCCGAACGGCAGGCCGTCCAGCACCACCGTCTGCCAGCCCGCCCCGGTCAGCACGAGCACCGTGCTGGCCAGCACCTGCCCGCCCGGGTTGGCCACGGCGGTGATGTTCAGGCTGCCGCTCTGCCCGTTCACCGAGATGGTCATCGACCCGGTGCCCGCGTAGGAGGGGAAGGTGGCCCCCGGGCCGAACACGCCCTGGCCGGGCACCGAGCCATCGGTGGTGACGTTCAGTGACGTGCCGCCGTACAGGGCGATGAGGGTGTTCTGGGATAGGGCGGTGCCCGGGTCGGTGCCGGTCCAGCCCGCCATGCTGGTCTCGAAGCTCGGGTTGGAGCACAGGTTGGTGGTGTAGTAAGGGTCGGTGTAGCCCCCGGGCCGGTTGGTGGTGGGCCGGATGAACCCGTCACCGCATTGCAGGTTGTTGCCCAGTACCGCCCGGTGCGGGCGGCGGGGATAAGGAGTCGGTCTCACGGCTTGGTCCTTACGGGGAATGCTGGTCTACGACGACGCCGAAATAGGTGGCGCTGCTGTTGAAGGAGTTAGTGGCCGTGCTCACCTGGGCACCGTTGCGGTAGACGGTGTAGACGTTGCTGCTGTTGACGCTGACGGTCATCCGGTCCCCGGCGCTGAACGCGGTGCTGTGGGTGGCCAGGCTGGTGTAGGTGCTGCCGTTGATCTCGGTGATCGAGGTCTGGTCCACCTTGATGTAGGCGGTGTCCGAGGACCAGCGCATGGCCAGCCCCACGTACGAGCCGCTGGCCGGCAAGGTGAGCAGGGTCACGCCGACGAAGGCGTTGGCCGAGCCGTAGTTGATGACCGCCAGAGTCTGCACGCTCTGGCTGGCCGGGGTAATGCTGCCGTTCTGGAAGGCGCTGACCGTCCAGGTCCCGGTCTCCTGCACCCAGGTGTAGGTGCCGATGTCCGGGCTGGTGGAGGCCAGCGCGGTGCCCCACTTGGAGGGCAGGGCAAAGCTCTGGAAGGTAATCGACGCCGGCGCGCTGCCGCTGGCAGCCCGCACGTACAGCAGGCTGATCAAGGTGCCGGTCTCATCGAACCACAGCACGTAGGGGGTGACCGCGTACGCCTCGTCGGTGCCGATGGTCAGGTTCTGGCTGGTGTAAGCCGACAGCATCAGCGCGATGCGCGAGTCGTAGCCGAGCGGCTGCCACTCGTTGGTGGGGACGCCGTTAACGGGGGGCGTTACATCTCCCGATGATTTTAACGCCAGGAACGGCAGGGCGTTATAAGTGACCACGCTGCCGGTGGGGTACTGCACGGACGGCTGCCATGCCTGGCCCGGCATGGTGAACGGCACCGGGATGCCGTCCCCGATCACCTGGCCCGCATCCGGGTAGGTCGCCCCGGCGGTGATGTCGGCGGGGGTGCGGCTGACCGAGCGAAGCTCGATGTTGGAGGTGGAGCCCGAGTTGTTGGTGATCGCCAGGCCGTTGTGACTGAACACCGCCTGGGTGGGGGACAAGATGCCGGTCATCTCGGTCAGCGCCGTGGCGCTGGTCGGATGCTCCAGGGCCATCCCGTCGATCAGCGGCTCCCAGGTGTTCAGCCAGCCGGTGACCGGGTTGGCCAGCACCGCAGAGTTGCCGGTGTAATACAGCAGGTCCCACCACACCGTCGAGCTTGTGGTGACCAGCACCGCCTGGATGTACATGGTCACCCCGGCGGCGGTGCAGCCTACCCGGGGATAGGTGATGGCCGCGTTGGACGGGGAAGTCTGGGTGGTGGTGATCTGCGTCCAGGTACTGGCGGAGATGGCGAAGTTCTGGGTGGAGGTGGACTCGAATGAGCCCGACCCGCTATCCCAGTCGAACCCGATCTGCGCGGTGAAGCTGGATGCCGAGTACACCCACGCCGTGCAGGTGTAGGCGGTGCTGGGGCTGATGTAAAACGGCGAGCCTGATCCTTCGGCTGCCGATGCCCCCGGCCCGGCGGAGACGAATTTCAGTGACCAGCCGGCCGGGCCGCCGAGAATGGCCTGGCTGGCGGAGATGGTGCCCTGGTAGCCGGCCCAGCCGGTGGTGCTGCCCCCGGCGAAATAAGGATTGCCGTTGAGGAACGGGGCATTGCCGAAGTTGCCGGCCGCCGCCGAGGTGAATACGAACCCGTTGTAGCTGACCAGTTCGGCGTCATCATAGGAGATCAGCGCCGACCAGGGCGTGTAGACCGGGTCGGTGAAATGGGACTGGTCCTCCTCCAGCAGCTGGTTGTAGCCCACCCACACGTCCGCGCCCCAGCCGGTAAGCTGCTCGATCATCGCCTCGATTCCCTCCAGCGTGCCCCGCTGCTGGACTAAGGCGGCCTGGTTGGAAATGGCATTGCGCAGCACGCTGGACGGCATCTCCGGGTAGAACGGGAAGCCGAGCGTGGCGGCCAGGTTGGCCAGGTAGTTGATGGGGATGACCTGCGGGTTGTTGACCTGCCCGGCGACGGCCAGCTGGGTTTGCAGGTAGTCGATGCCCCAGCCGAAGATGGACAGGAACTGGCCGATGTACGGGTTGCCCAGGTTGTCGGCGCAGGTGCCGACGATCGAACTGGTCAGGTCGGAAGTGTTGATGATCTTGAAGTACTCCGGGAACTTGTTGTAGATCCATTCCGTGGAGGCGTAGTTGCCGACCGTCAGCACGCAGGTCAGCCCCGCGCGGTACCACACCTGGCCGCTCTGCAACTGGATCAGGATGTAGATGCCGTAATACTGGTAGGTCCCCGGGATCACCTGGCCGTCCACGTACTGGTCGCCGGGGGTGGTGCCCAGCGTCTCGGAATCCAGCAGGATCGCCCCGTCGTTCTCGTCCACCGGGAAGCCGTAGCGGTTGCGCAGCAGCCGGAAATCCACGTAAGGGCCGGTCGGCTCGGTCCACGACAGCACCACCACCTGCTCGGAGGCTGATCCGGGCACCGTCATGATCTCGGTGCCCACCGCCTGCGCGGTGAACGGGGCCACCGAGTACCCGGCCGGGATCACTACCGGGGTGGGCTGGGTGACCAGCGGGGTGGTGGGGACGGTCACGCCGGGCGGCGGCGGGACGGTGACCCACTGGCCGCCGTACAGGAAGCTTCCCCAGTTATTCTGGCCCCAGATGGACGGGACGAAAACCTGCGGCATGGCTTAGCCTGACGTGAAGGTGCTGGAGACAGTCCGGACGCAGTGCGTGTGCAGGCTCATGTTGGTGATCTGAATCCCCGGGCAGAACGTGGAGTTAGCCGACAGCAGCTGGATGCGGTCGCCCTTGTGCAGCAGCCCCTCCCAGGTCACCCGGGTGTACCCGTTGGACTGGAACACGTTGGTGGCGTAGTTGTACTGGGCGTCCGCGAACGCGGTGGACCATTCCCAGATGTCAGCGGAAATCCAGCTGCCGTTTAAGTACAGGAACAGCACGTTGCCGCCCCGGAAGTTGTTGCCCTTCTGATTCCATTTCTGGTCGGCGTGGATAGACCAGTACCCGTTGACCGGCACCGTCATGTCCTGCCCGTTCCAGATGCCGTACGGGTCGAATGTCTGCTGGTAGGTGTTGAACACCTGCTGGCCCGCGTTGATGAAGAACCCCTTGGCGTTGGTCAGCACGGCGATGGGCATCTGCGCGTTGTTCATCGCGTCGGTGACCCGGCTGGACAAGGTGCCGTAGGTGACGGCGCTGCCGGTGGGCGGGCTGGGCTCGATCTGCGGGTTGGTGCCGACCGTGGTCTCCACCCCCTGCACCTCGGTGGCCAGGAGGTTCACGTCGTTGGCATCGGCAACTGACACGAAATCCTGCCGGGGAGTCCACTGGAAGATGCCGCCCGGGTAGATGGCCTTAGTCATTACATCCCGCCTTGCGCGTTAATATAGAAAATGCCTGCGATAGGTATCTCCGAGGGCCGGAACTGGATCGCGGTGGTGCCGGTCTGGATAATGTCTTCCCGGGTGAAGAGGGGGATGACGACGTACTCGACCCCCGGGACGGTCATGATCGCCTGATAGATGCTGGACACGCTGAGCAGCATGCCGAACTGGGTAGCGGGCGGGGTGAGCAGGTTGTTGAGCGCCAGGATGACCGCGTTGGTGGTGGCCAGCTGGGAGTAGGTGGGCGACACCTGCAAGGTGATGTTGCTGGCGGTGCTGCCCACGTCCACCGGGATCATGTTGGGGCTGGGCAGGGACAGGGTCACCCCGGCCAGGGTCGCGTCAGCGAAGTAGTCTAGGATCTGGGTTTGCAGTTGCCCGGACGGTACCGTGACATTGGGGCCGAGCACGTACAGACTGACGGAGGTGGAGTGATTAGCGACTGCGTTTGCTGTCACTACGCCCGGTACATTCAGGGCAAGGTTCGCGAAATCCTGGAGGCTCACTGCCCGCTGCTGTGTGGCGAATGCGATCGGTGCGTTCGCGCGGATCGAGTCGTTAGACTCTGGATCGCTGCCGCCGGCCATGACGCTAGATTCTGCGATCCCGCTTGCATTCGTTGCAATGCTGAGTCCGGTGATCGCGTTGACGATGATATTGACGGCCCCGACCGGCTGGTTGCCGGCCGCCCCGACGATGGTCGTATAGCTGGCGTAGATGGTCAGCCCCAGCCCCGGCACCAGCCCGTTGATGCCGTCACCGAAAGTGATGGTGGTGATATCACTGGCGTTTACTTCAAGGGTGAAAACGGTGGCGTTCGGGAGGCTGTCGATCAGCGTGGAGACCTGCGCCCACTGGGTCCATCCCGCTGGCGCGGAGGACTGAACGTAGACCGTGACTGACCCGTCCAGCACCTCCGGGGTTGGGATGGTGAACTGCTGACCCGGCAGCCCGGTGGAGGTCCCGACCGGGACCATCGAGAACTGCTGGCCCTGGCTGACCGGGACGGTGATGGTGCCGCCGTCGCCGGGGCAGGTGGCCACCTCGGTGGTGTAATAGAGAATGGGCTGGTCCAGCACGGTGTTGAAATTGGATTGCAGCACCGTGCCCTCGGAGATGACGATCGCCAGCCCCGGGTTGTCGGTGATGAACGTCACCGTGCCGGTAGCGGGCGTGCCGTTGGACGGGACATAGCCCAGGAGTTGTGCGATGTTAAGCAGGGACTGCCTTTGGGTGGCTGTCGGCAAGTACGCTTCCTGGGCTACACGGTCAGTGTAATACGAAAGTATGTCCCCCATGTAAGCGAATAGCTCTAAGAGGGCAACGCCGATATCCCCTTCCGACTGGATCTGCCAGTCCGGCATGATCTGCGACTGGTAGACCAGCAGGGAATTGAGGATGCCCTGGTAATCGCGGCTGGTCAAGTGTAATCTATAGTCGTGGGGATCGTGATGATCGGAGACGTTTGCGGTAACGGCTGTAGATTAGTCATGGCGTCACCTCCTTCCAAGTCCTGCGCAGGACGATCTTACTGATCGTGCCTTGCAGAACGCCGAACTCAGCGGCCAGGGCAACTTGTGTTTCCCCGGCAGCATTTCGTCTACGGATTTCTCGGACTTTCTCTTCTGTTAGCTTAGCATCGGGATGATCTTCACCCCGAACACACTGAAGACGGTCGTAATCCCGGTGACATGGGATGCACATAGGCTGGTAGGCCATTACGTCGAATGGGTCGCCACCATGGATCTGCGCCCACTCTCTTGCTATTTGCGCACCGCAGGCAGAACACTCGTACTCCGTGGCCCTCCCGCGTACTGTTCGCACCCGGACATGTCGCGCGAGATACTTGGCATCATCGCCACGCCATTTGGGATTACCCTCGCCTTTGTAGACTTCGCTCTTGTCGATTGGCATGGCCAGGCAGTCTAGCATCATGACTGGATACCTGTCCCGATTACAGATCCCCCAACTAGGATGGTCGCCGTCTGGACCCCGGATGATGCCGACTGCTGGATGACCGGGCTGGTCCAGTCCACCTGGATGCCGGCCGACCCGGACGGCTCACCCGGCTGGTCCACTACTCCTATGTTAACGATATTCACGGACGGTTCCCAGGTCGCCATCGCGGCGGTGATCTGGTGAGTCAGGTTCGCCACCGCGATGTCGTCGTTGGCCGCAAACACGGTATTCGCCAGGGGCACGCCGTAGGTGGGCAGCATCATCCTTTCCCCCGGGCTGGTGGCGATCAGGCACTCGATGTGCTGCTGGGTCTGCACGTTCGGGTCGGTGGTGACCGCGATCGAGCCGTCCGGGGCTAACGCGAACGGGACGATCATCTCAGTGGACACTATTTCTCCTAGTTATCCGGCTCTATCTCGACAATGCCGTTCGTGATCGTGAAGCCATTGCCGCCTGTTGTCGCAGCACCTAATTCGAATGTCCCCGCCGTGCTTACCGTAAAATATCCCTTGAGATAGGCCAGGTAAGCACGGCCGGTGGCCAGGGTGCCGGTGAACAGGCCGGTGTTCACGCCGAACGTGGGCTGATCGTAGGCAATGGCCCCGCTGTTCCAGGTATAGTTGATCAGCCCGGTGAATCCGGACAAGGCAGCCGAGCCGGCTGCGTAAATGTAAGCCCCGTAAGTGGCGGTGTTCGCCGTGAACCAGCACCACGCCTCATATCCATAACTGCCGTCTGCGAGGGTGATTACTGAGCCGGACACGCCGACCGGGCTGGAACTGGTGACCGACTGGCCGCCGCCGAACTTGACCCGGTGCTTGCCGGTGTTGTACTTGAGCGTATCCGTGGAGGTGTACGCCAGGTAACCGCTGTTGCCGTACAGAGCCGGGCCGCCGACCGGGGTGGCGGGGGCGGTGTTGTTCTCGATGAACACGCCCTGCGGGTAGGCGTTGCCGAACTGGTCGGTGCCTGCCGCCGCCGCCACCGAGAACATCACTCCCGGGCCTGCACTGCCGATGTTGTAGGTCACGCGGACCTGGCCAGCCGCGCCGTTGCCGCCGGAACCGGAGTCATAGGCACCGCCCCCGCCGCCGCCGCCTGGTGCCGCGCCGTTCGCGCCGTTATCCGGGCCGTACGCGCCGCCGTTGCCGCCCGCGCCGCCCTGGGAGACCGCTGCCCCGCCCGCGCCTGCGGCGGTCACTCCGCCGTTGCCGCCGCTATTGCCGGCCGCCAGCGGGCCGGCCGAGCTACCGCCGCCCGCGCCTGCGCCGGCGGTCTGGTAGGTGCCCGCCGTGGTGTAGTTGATCTGGATTTCCGCCGAGCCGGCGGTGAAATAACCATAGTAATTGCGGCTGGAGGTGCCGTTATAGAGCAGGAACGCCGAGATCCTGCTCATGTTGAAATCGGACACGTTCAGGTTCAGTGTGCGTTTCTGACCCTCGGTGAAGGAGAATGTCTGCACAGCCTCAGCGACATCCCAGCCGGCCAGGTTCCGGCTGTTCCCGAAACTTCCCGCGTATTGGCTGTACCCCAGGGAGAGCGTCAGCCCCGAGTCATACCACGAATGCTGGTTGGTTATCGTGAAATGAATCCAGTTGACGGTGCTGCCCGCGATGTCGGCCTGGATGGTCTGCCATTCCCACTCGATGATGGTGGAGGTGTTGCCGTTATCCCCCAGCTGGTCATCGCCCTGGTACATCTGGCCGTTGGTGTTCAGTATGGCCAGCGGGGTGTAGCCGGGCGGCGGGCTGGAGTCGGAGTTGCCGCCCTCATAGGAGAAAGTGGCATGCGGGGTGCCGGTGTAGGTATAGGTGTTGCCCTCGCTGCCGATCGAGCCGGACCCGCCCGTGCCGCCGTTGCCGCCAGGGTGGTGGATGCTGTTGCCGCTGCCGCTGCCCCCGGTGCCTGCCGTCTCCCCGCTCCCCGGGCCGGACCCGCCGTGCGCGGTGACGGTTGTGCCGCTGCTGTGCAGCCGGGCGGTGGTGGTACCGCCAGCGCTGCCGGTGGACCCGCCCGTGCCGCCCGCGCCCACGGTGTAATCGATGCCGGCCGTGCTGACCGGCAGCGCCGGCTCGCAGGCGTACTCGCCCCCGCCGCCCCCGCCGCGACCGCCCGGGGTGCCGCCGCCCGCGCCGTCGATCGAGCCGCCCCCGCCGCCCCAGCATTCCACCTTGGCGGTGGTCACCCCGGGCGGGATGGGGATGTTGCCCGAGCCCGAGGTCTTGGTGACGACGGTCTGGCTGGAGGAGGTGCCGTATAAGACCATCGCGTAGGGCGTCAGATACGCCAGCGGGGTCAGGTTGTCCACGTCATCGGCGGAGGTGACCGAGCACAGCAGAATCGACTGCGGCAGGGTCGCGTCATCGCTCTCGGACATCAGCAGAATGCCGGTCCCGGTGCCGGCGTTGGGGGAATGCCATAGCGCCGCCATCTGCTGGCTGGAAGCCCCGGCATCCATGATCACTGAGGAGAAGTGAGTGGGCACTACCTGGTTGGTGTCCTGGGTGGCCATCGACAAGGCGGTCTGGTAAACCCCGCTGATCAGCCCGGTTAAGGTGATCTGCTCGTTGGCCGCCGGGATCAGCGACATCACCGAGCCGTCCGGCCCGAGGAACTGGATCTGCTGCGGCGTCTGGAGCGTCATCCCGCCGGGGTAGGTGTTGCCGTAGCTGTCGGTGCCGCCCGCGTCCGACCAGGACCCGACCAGGTTGCCCGCAGCGGGGGCACCGTTGTACTCCAGGAAGTCGGCGCTGCTGACGATGGTGCCGTCCACGATCCCCGCGACGACGATGTTCTCCTCCAGTTCCCCCACGCCGATGGTGCCGGGCTGGATCAGCGAGCCGGGGATCTGCCCGATCATCTCGCATGCCTCGACGTAGAACTGGTCGCCCACGTTGGAGGCGGCCGGGCCGATGATCGGGTAGCCGGTCACCGCGTCCGCCGGGGAGGTCGCCGTCAGCTGGAGCGGGGTCCAGGTGTCAGCGGGCACCGTGAACGCCTGGGTGGTGCTCGATTCCGGCCCGGCCAGGTTGTTCCAGCCGAAGCCCATGTTCACCATGCCGCCCGCCGGGTAGTACACCCATGCGCTCAGCTGGTAGGATTGGCCTCCCCCGACTGTTACCGGGGAGTCGGCAGCATAGCCCCCGGCGGTCCCAGAAGCCGTCCAGAGCGCCGCGTAAAGGTACGGTGGGCTGGTATCAATGTTCGGCTGAACGGCGCTCAGCGAGCCTCCTACGGCCGTCCAGGGGGTAATGACGTTGCCGATGAAGAACGGGTTGGCGTTCAGGACCAGGCCGGTGCCGGCGTTGATCGCCGCGATGAAGTTATCAGTCACCCCCATGAAGTAGTAGGGGATGTTGGGGTTTCCCCCTAAGAACTGGCACTGGCAGGAACTGCCCACCGCCGGCACGATGCCGGGCTGCATCGGCTGCGCCCAGTTGGACATGGTGTTGCCCAGCACCTGCGGCACGTACAGCCGCACCCGGCCCTGGCCCAGCGGGTCGGTGGTGAGGGCGATCTGGGCATCGTAGATCCCCAGCCACTGCGGGTCGTCGTTCGCGCCGCCCCCGGCAGTGCGCAGATAAGGGGTGGTGTTCTTGGGGATGGCCGTCACTGGATGCTCACCGCCGCCAGGTCGGTGGAGATCCAGTGCCCGCTGGTGTTCAGCGTCATCGAGGTTAGCTCCGGGTTGACCGGGGTGACATTCGACAGCACCACGGTATTGGTCTCCTTCTGGTTGCGCAGCAGCACCACATCGGTGAGGTACTTATCAAGGGTGGTCAGGGCGGTGGAGGACTGGCTCATCCCGTGGCTGGCCTCCGATATCAGCCAGTACCCGGCCGCGTTGTCGGGCAGTGCCGCCCCGGTGATCCGCACCAGCTTGCCGGGATACAGCGTGGTGTTGCCGTACAGGGTGCAGGTGGCCCCGATCCAGAACTGGGCCAGGGCCGCCCAGGCTTGGATGCGGTTGGCCGCCTCAATATAGGACTGGGCGGCGTAGGAGGTCTTCACCGCGATGCGGCTGGTGGAGTTGACGGGCGTGGCGGTGGCCGAGAACAGCCGCCCGCTGCTGGCGTCGATGCCGAAGATGGCCCGGTTGGCCTGCACCGACCCGGGCAGGTTATTGCCCTGCATGTACTGGAAGTCGCGGCAGGTGTCCAGGGTGACCAGTGACTTGTTCAGCGAGTAGACGGGGATGGCATTCTGCCCGCTGCCTTCTAAGGCCGCAGTGGGGGAGATCATGTACAGGGTTCCCCCCGAGCACCAGAACCGCAGCCCGGTCTTGTCCGCGATGCGGTTGAGGAACTGGAAATCTGACTCCCCCACCTGCACCTCGTAGGTGAGCGGGTAGTTGATGGGCGTGGTGATGGCCCGGAACCCGTTCTCAGCCGCGATCTGCTTGGCGATGTAGGTGGGGGAGACCTGCTCCCACTTGCGGGTGAGGGCCACGTTCAGCACGATGCTGGTGCCCACGCACACGTAGGTGATCTGCATCATGTTGGTGCCCGAGTCAGCCGAGGAGTTCACCTCGTGATGGTTGATGTAGCCGTACCAGACATTCACGTCCGGCACGCGGCCCCACTGCACTTGCACCGGGGTATCGGGCGGCCACAGCGACTGGTTGGACAGCGTCTGGGTGGCGGTGACCGGCCACTCGATGCGGATGTACAGCATGTCATGCATCCCGTATTCCTGGACCAGCTGCACGTCCAGGACCGGCGGCTGATTGTTGTACAGCACGCCGTTGACGTAGATGTTGTAGACGACTGGCCCGGACGGCCCGGCGACGGTGGTGGTGCTCATGACAGCCCCGTGATGATCGGGACGCGGATCAGCGACCCGGTCGTGATCGTCGCCCAGTTAGTGACCTCCGGGTTGGCATTGGCGATCTTCCACCACACGGTAGGGTCGCCGTAATACCGGAAGGCCAGCAGGGTCACGTCATCGGTGCCGGCTACCTGGTGGTAGGTGTAGCGGATGACGGTGTCGGCCGGGGCGGCGGGGACGATGGCCAGGATGTCGTTGCCGTCCACGTCGGTGGCCGGGACCATGGTGGCGCTGGCGTACCGGCTGTTGGCGGGGATCATGCGCTCGGCCCGATCCCGCCCGGCCCGACCGGCCCGCCGGTAGCGCCCGCGCCGACTGTCTGCTGGGCGGCGACACTGGCGGCGGTGGCCG